GGACTTAAACAATAGTATATATGACGATACTTTTATGTTTAAATTATCGTGGACTGGTGGCAATGGAACGGCAGTTTATACGTTACCAAATGCAGTAGCTCACGCAAATAGAAAAATAAGGTTTATTTCAGACTCTACTTTTAACAGTCAAGACCACGTAGATGTTACCCCAGCAGCTGGGCAAACATTAGACGGAAGCAGCGGACGTTATAGAATAAATAAAGACTACGAAGGCATTACAGTATGGAGTGATGGTGTGGAATGGTTTATATTACAGAAGAAAGCATAAATAATTTAACATATATATAAATGAAAACACAAAAAACAGTAATGAGCAAAATCGCTCAAATTAAAAAAGAGGAATTATCTTCTGAAAAGGTTGAATTAGCTAAAATAACAGAGTTAGAGGAATATGAGTACGAACTTAATAGAGGTATTGATGTACTTATGAAATTTGCGACTGATGCAAGAGAAGCCATTGCTAAAGGTTTGAGAGAGTTAAACAGATTAAATGCGGTTCAAAAAGTGGCACAAAGAATTTCTTCTGATGTAGAAAAACAAGCAAAGGATTTAGGTATTGATATACCCGAATTAAAACAATTAAATAGGGCTATAAGTGCATTTGAACAACAAAAAAAATCACTCACTAAAGTTTTGAAATAAAAACAAAAATGCAAAATATAAATTAATAAACGTTATATAATTATGAAACCAATGGAAATGCTAAAAGAAATCAAAACACTTTTGGGCGTTGAGGAAATTAAAGAAGTTTCTTTGGCTCAAATGAAGTTAGAAAATGGCACTGTTTTAGAAGCAGAATCATTCGAAGCAGGACAGGAAGTTTTTATTGTGACCGAAGACCAAAAAGTTGCCCTACCAGTAGGGGGATATGAGTTGGAAGACGGAATGAAACTAACTGTACTAGAAGAGGGAATTATTGAATCAATCGAAGAAGCCAAAGACGAAGAAGAAGTTGAGGAAGAAGTTGAGGAAGTAGAAGAAGTAGAAGCAGCCGAAGAAGAAAAAGAAGAAATGGCTTACGCTACTAAAGAAGAACTTGCAGAGGTTAAGTCTATGATTGAGGAAATTAAAGCAATGCTTGAACCTAAAGAAGATTTAAGCGAAGAAGTAAAAGAAGACGAACTTTTAAAAGAAGAATTGTCCGCTCCTGCTTCTGAACCTTTAAAACACAATCCCGAAGCTAAAGAAGAAAAAACATTGAATTTGCACGGACAAAAACGTCCACAAACTACAATGGATAGAGTATTAAACAAAATTATAAACCAATAAAATAAATTTATTATGCCTAAACCAACAATTACAAGTACTTATGCAGGAGAATTTGCAGGGAAATATATCTCGGCTGCCCTATTAAGTGGTGCTACTATCGAAAACGGAGGAATCGAAGTAAAGCCAAACGTAAAGTTTAAAGAAGTAATCAAAACCGTTTCTACAACTGGATTGATTGTCGATGCAACTTGCGACTACACAGATGCTGGAACTGTAACACTTAACGAAAGAGTTCTCGAGCCAAAATCTTTTCAAGTTAATCTTACACTATGTAAGAGCCAATTTCACTCAGATTGGGAAGCAGTATCTATGGGATATTCAGCTTTCGATTCTTTGCCACCTAACTTTAGCGAATTTTTAGTTGCTCACGTTGCAGGAAAAGTTGCTGAAAAAACAGAGCAAAACATTTGGAGTGGAGTTGATGCTAACGCAGGAGAATTTGACGGATTTGCTACTTTGGCTGCTGCTGACACTGATGTTATCGATGTTGTAGGAACTACCGTTGATGCTGCAAACGTTATTGCTGAACTTGGAAAAATCGTTGATGCGATTCCTTCTTCACTTTACGGAAAAGAAGACCTTTACATTTATGTTTCACAAAACATTGCTCGTGCTTACGTTCGTGCTTTGGGTGGATTTGCTGCTGCTGGTCTTGGTGCTAACGGTGTAAATGCACAAGGGACTCAATGGTGGAACAACGGAGCATTGTCTTTTGACGGTGTTAAATTGTTTGTCGCTAACGGACTTGCTGACAACACTGCAATGGCTGCTCAAAAATCAAACCTTTTCTTTGCGACTGGCTTATTGAATGATTCCCAAGAGGTTCGTGTTATCGATACCGCTGAAACTCTAGGTGATGACAATGTTCGTGTAATAATGCGATTTACCAGTTCAGTCAATTATGGCATTGGTGCTGACATCGTTCTTTATTCTTAATAATTAATTAACCAATAAAATAGGGTAGGTGGGTTGTTTGCCTACTTACCCTTTTTTTTTAAAACCTTATAAAATATGGCTTGTGTATTAACAACAGGTAGAAAAGTACCTTGCAAATCGGCAGTAGGTGGAATAAAATCCGTTTACTTTGCTGACTTTGGAACTTTGGGTACTGCTACTATTGCTTCGGGAGAGATTACCGCATTTGCGGGAACGCCCGATTGGTTTGAATTTGACGTAAAAGGAAATTCAAGTCTTGAAACAACCGTAAACTCATCAAGAGAAAACGGAACAACTTTCTATACTCAAACTCTTAATTTGACTTTAACATTTTTAGATAAAGCAACACAAGAGGAATTGAAACTATTAGCCCACGCTAGACCGCACGTTGCAGTAGAAGATTACAACGGAAACTTTTTCCTTGTAGGACTTGAACACGGCGCAGAGGTTACTGGTGGAACAGTCGTTACTGGTGCTGCTATGGGAGATTTAAGTGGATTTACATTAACATTCGAGGGGCAAGAAACTGCACCTGCTTACTTTGTAACATCTACGGTTATTACTGATGATGCTTCGGCAACACAAATTGACCCAACTGCTTAATTAGTTTTTATTGATTGAAAAAGGCACTCTATTAAAGGGTGCTTTTTTTTTGCATTTATATTAGTACAAAATTGACTATTTATTACGTTATATATATATGAAACATCTTACAACATCAACAGATGCACAAATAGTTAAAATTATCCCAAGAAGTTATGTATCAAACGCAACTTTAAAATTAAGGGATGATTCAACAAATACAGAGGTTTCTTATTCGGTTACGCCAACAACGGATGGTAATTATTTGGTAATATCAAACTCTTATACACTTGTTGAGGGTAGGTTTTACGATTTGACTTTATTAGACGGAACGGAAGTAATTTACAAGGACAAAGTATTTTGTACCGACCAAACAATAAGCCAACCAAACAACGACTATTATACGGTAAATAAAGACGTATATAAGTCAGATACATCATTTGACAACGATTATATTATATTATGAATAAAACTATAAAAAAGGCAAAGAATCGTACCTATAATGCGCCTAAAAGCAACTCCGATGTTAGGGTGGTTAATTTAAGTACATATACAAGCCCAAAAATTGTTGAAACTAAAAACAAAAATTGGGTAGCCTATGGTTCAGATAACAATTACTTTCAATATCTTATAGACAGATACAACGGTAGCCCGACTAATAATGCGGTTATAAACGGTATTAGTCAAATGATTTTCGGAAAAGGATTAGATGCAACTGATTCAAACAGAAAACCCGACCAATACGCACAAGCGGTTTCGTTGTTTAAAAAAGATGCAGTACGAAGATTAGCCTATGACCTTAAATTAATGGGTCAATGTGCTATTCAAGTAATATATTCAAAAGACAGAACAAAGATTGCACAGGTAGAACATTTACCAGTTGAAACCCTACGAGCAGAAAAATGTAACGAAGACGGAAAAATTGAGGCTTATTATTATCATTCTGATTGGTCTACTGCAAAACCAAGCGACAAACCTTTAAGAATACCAGCGTACGGATGTAGTAAAGAAGCTATTGAGATTTTGTACGTTAAACCTTACAAAGCAGGTTTTTATTATTATTCCCCAGTAGATTATCAAGGGGGTTTACAATATAGCGAGCTTGAAGAAGAAATATCAAACTATCACTTGAACAATATCCTTAATGGACTTGCACCAAGTATGCTGATTAACTTTAACAACGGTACGCCAAGCGAGGAAGACAGGAGATTAATCGAACAACGTATTGCACAAAAATTTAGTGGTTCATCAAACGCAGGTAAATTTATACTTGCATTTAACGACAACAAAGATAGTCAAGCTGAAATAACGCCTGTACAATTATCGGATGCTCACAATCAATATCAATTCCTTTCAGATGAAAGCACAAAAAAGATTATGGTTGCTCACAGGGTTGTTTCTCCTATGCTTTTAGGCATTAAAGATTCAAGCGGACTTGGAAACAATGCAGATGAATTAAAAACTGCTACTTTGTTAATGGATAATACCGTTATACGTCCGTTTCAAGACCTTTTAATTGATGCCTTTGATACAATACTTGCTTTTAATAATATAAGCCTTAATTTGTACTTTAAAACGCTTCAACCTTTAGAATTTACAGACCTTGAAAACGTAGAAGATGAAGAAACAAGAGAGGAAGAAACAGGCGTAAAATTATCAAGCCAACAAGAAACAGAAATGTTTGAGGAATTGGAACAACTAGGCGAAGATGAAAACCTTGACGAATGGGAACTTGTAGATGAAAGACCAGTTGATTACGACCAAGAAGAAGCACTTGATAAAATGATTGGATTGGCTACAACAGGAACTGCAAGACCAAACGCAAAAAGCAAACAAGACGGAGAAAACCAAGAGGGCGTACAATTTAAAGTACGATACCAATACGCACCTTTAAAGGCTTCTACCAATAGTAGGGAATTTTGTAAGAAAATGGTTTCTGCTAAAAAGATATACCGAAAGGAAGATATTATTTTAATGGATAGCGTTTCTGTAAATTATGGTTGGGCTAAAAAAGGAGAGCAATCAAAAGGATATTCAATTTGGTTTTACAAAGGCGGTGGAGATTGCCACCATTTTTGGATGCGTAAAACATACAAAGCTAAAAACCCCGATGTTAAGCCCGATGTAGGAAACCCCAATGCGGAAGTAAGTGTAAACCAAGCAAAGAAAAAAGGATTTACGCCCGAAAAGAACGACAAGAAAGTAGCACAAAGACCTACTGATATGCCTAACAATGGATTTGTAAATAAATAAAAAAATGGCAGTAGCATTATTTATATCAAGAACGGATTTAGTAAGAAACAGTATCATTGACGGAAACGTAGATACTGATAAATTTATCCAGTTTATTAAGATAGCCCAAGAGATACACGTTCGTAATTATTTAGGTTCTGATTTATACAATAGAATTAGTACTGATATTATAAACGATACTTTAACAGGCGATTATTTAACTTTGGTTAATACATACGTTCAACCGATGCTTATTCATTTTGCTATGGTCGATTATTTGCCCTTTGCAGCTTATCAATTAAAAAACGGAGGTGTATTAAAACACAATTCAGAGAATAGCGAAACAGTTGCAAAAGAAGAAATTGATTATCTAGTAAACAAAGAGAGGGAATTTGCTGATTACTATACAAGACGGTTTATTGATTTTATGTGTTTTAACCAAGAAAAATATCCCGAATACAACTCAAATAGTAATGACGATATAGACCCCTCACAAGATGCGACTTTTAATGGTTGGGTTTTATGAGGTACAAACCAAAAAATAAGAATATAACAAAACTAAAAAAATATCTAAATGATAGCTTGGGGACAAATAATAAACAAAATAAGTTTCGGGAAAATATACGGAAGTAGTTGGGTTGGAGAATATCCTTTTATAAATATAGTAGGGGATGTAAACGACTTTGATAAAAGAGTATCTGATGATAGCGGAACAATAGAGGGACATATTTGTCAAGTTAATAACATAAATAATACAGTATCACAATGAGTTTATACGATAAAGCAAGTTTAATACAGATACCGAGTGGATATAAAGCGGGTACACTATATTCTGTTATTCCTAATAGTGGCGCAGGCGATTTTACTCATACAAGAAGTGGTGTAGCAACAAGAGTAAACCCACAAGGATTGATTGAGGATGTAAGTGCTAACGTGCCACGTTTAGACTATTCTTTTATTGACGGAGAAGTACAAGACTGCCCTCATTTACTTTTAGAACCACAAAGAACAAACAATACCGCTTATAGTGAAGATTTTAGTAGTTGGGGTGATGTAGGGGTTACAATAACTCCAAATGCAATCATATCTCCCGATGGCACGACAAACGCATCGAAATTAGTTTCTACTGCTAATAATTGGCGCAAATCTTCTTCTTTTACTGCTTCTTCTGGCGTTACATATACTGTTTCAATTTATGCAAAATTAGATACTTCCACAAGCACAACAACAACACGATTAGAGGTTTATAATGGTGCAGGTTCATTAGCTGCTGATTATAATTTATTAAATGAAACAATATCAAATAGCGGTTTTACAAGTGTATTTATAGAGCCTGTGGAAGATGATTGGTACAGAATAGGCGGTACTTATACAGCAGGAGGAACAAATAACATTTTATACATATACCCAAGTGCAGGGTATGGAACAGCAGGAACGATGTATTTTTGGGGAGCGCAACAAGAGGCAGGAAGCTATCCAACAAGCTACATAGCAACAAGCGGTTCATCAATTACAAGGTTGAAAGATGAATGTGTTGATGGTGGTAATTCTTCAATATTTAGCACTACAACAGGAACTATATTTTTAGATTTTGAAGCGTTTACACCCGAAGATAACTCAGGAAGATTACTATCTTTGAGCGACAAATCAAATGATAATAGATTTTTATTAATTCCTTATACAACTAATGAGTTACGGGTTGTTATACAAGCAAATAGTTCACTTGATGTAAGTATATATCAAAATATTTCATATAACACAAGACAAAAAGTCGCAGTATCTTATGAATTAAATAGTGTTAAAATTTACGTAAACGGAACACTTGTATCTACAGATACTTCGGTAGCAACTTTTAGTAATTTAACTAAAATTTCTTTTGCCGATATTGACAATAATCCAACTGCAACTGCAAAAATCTATGAACTAACATATTTTGATTCTGTTATTTCACAATCGGACTTAGAAACATTAACAACTTTATAAAATGAAGCTATTTAAAAAATACGAGTTTAACTCAAAGGAACAAGCAGAAGAAAAAATAAAGGATTTAGGTACTTCTTTTGACGAATTAACAGAACAAGAATACGCAGACCATAATCACGCTATTGTAAAGTTGGGATATTTGACAATCCAAGAGGGTGTATATGAAGCAGATGAGAAAGGAGAGCCTATCGAAGTTGAAGCTCCTGTGCTTTCTGATAAATATTCGGTAGATGTTCTTTGGGATAATTTAGAGGAATCTCCTTATGGTTGGAAGTCTTATGAAATTGAGGTTGAGGGCAACGGTTCGCATACGTTTTACGGATATAATTTTTAACAATGGACTTTACTGACTTGAAAATATACGGAATTAACTTTGGAGCGTTTGCAATTTCTTTGTCTGATATTGATGTAATATTGAAACTTACCCTGTTAGGCGTTTCTATTGGCTATACAATACAGAAATGGTATATGTTAAATGACAAGAATAAGTAAACATATAAGCTACAAAGAAGCAACTCGCTCAATTACTGCTATACGTTTAGGAATTGACAACAAACCTTTTGAATATGAATTAGGCAATATGAAAGCAGTTGCCGAAAATATATTTGAACCTTTGCGTAAATGGGTTGGCGGTGCAATTAAAGTTACTTCTTTTTTTAGGTCGGAAAAATTAAACCAAGCTATTGGAGGCTCGGTTTCTTCACAACATTGTCAAGGTAGAGCGATAGATATTGACGATGTTTACGGTTACAAAACAAATGCCGAAATGTTTCAATACATAAAAGACAACCTTGATTTTGACACTATCATTTGGGAGTTTGGAACAGATGACAATCCCGATTGGATTCACGTTTCGTATGTGAGTAATGAACGAAACAGAGGGCGAGTTTTAAAGGCTATCAAAGAAAATGGCAAAACTAAATATCTAAACTATGAATAAGATTATACAATGGCTTACAGGCGGTGTAATTAAAGAGGTTGGTTCTGTTATAGACAAACTTACTACAACTGATGAAGAACGCCTTGAAGCTAAACAAAAGATACAAGAGATTTTAGAGAAAGCTGATAGCGAAGCACAGGAACAAGTCACAGAGCGTTGGAAAGCTGATATGAACTCTGATAGCTTTTTAAGTAAGAACATTCGTCCTATGGTACTTATATACCTTACAAGTGTGTTTACTATACTTGCTTTTTTTGACGGTAATATAGGACAGTTTAAAGTACAGGAACAATACATACCTATTATTCAAAGTTTACTTATAACTGTTTACGGTGCTTATTTTGTAGGTAGAACTTGGGAAAAGATTAAAAAGTAATGGCAAAGAAAAGTATATCTATTGCAATAATAGACAAACCAAAAAAGAAACGTAAAGGCGTACATTCTAAAAACGCATCTAAAGGACAAACAGGGTTTAAGAAAAAATATAGAGGGCAAGGGAAATGAAAGAGCTATTAAAGATTGAA